GCAGTTGGACGTACAGGCGCGCAGCCATGTCGTCGCGCACTTCGGCCCGGCGGCTCGGGGCGATGAAGATGGAGGGTAGTGGGTAGCTCATCTGCTTCTCCTGCGCCGTCGGGTGGCGCGTTGGGGTCAATCCTCTGTCATGTGAAGCATTAAGTCAAGCGACTGTTATCACGACCATGTGAAGCAGTCGGATATTGTCAAGCCGCGCGAAACGTGCTAGTGTGTCAAGCATGAAAGCCGAAGACCTCCGCCAGTGGTGCGACGCAAAGCGTGGGCGACTGTCTTACCTTGCTCGCGAGTTGGGCCAACACCGCCAGTTCGTCTGGCAGTGGACGCGGGGCACGCGACCGATCCCGCCCGACCTGCTGCCGCTGGTGCTGCACGAGATCAAGCGCGCAGAGCGCATGGAGGTCGACCAAGCGCTGGAGGCCGCATGATGCCCTACACCCCCGAGCACTTCGGCGACGGCGAATCTCAGTTCCGCCTCGACCGCTCGCTGTTCGAGACCGTCGACCCCGTGCCGCCGGCTTCGCTGTTCGAACTGATCCCCGTGCCCGAGGCCACCGAAAGCGACTGGGCCGCGTTCGATGAACTGAGGGGGAAGCAATGACATCAGGCTCCCTGTGGAGTGACGATGAACTCGCCCTGCTGGTTCAGCAGTTCCCAACGTCGACTTGGCGCGAACTCGCCGGGATGTTCCCCGGGCGCACCAGATCGGCCGTCAAGCATCAAGCGTGGAAGCTGCGCATCCACAAGACGCCAGAGACGCTCAAGCGATGCGAGGTGAACAACCACGGCGCGAAGTCATGGTCTCCCGAAGACATGGATCTTCTGCGCCGGCTTTGGACGACAGCACCGATTGAAGAGGTGAGGAAGGCATTCCCTACGCGTTCGAGCCACGCGCTTGAGCAGCGATCCAGGAAGCTCGGGGTCAGGCGTCCAGCGCACGAGATCAAGCGCACCAGAGACGAGGCATGCCGGCTTGCGAGTGCCGCATCGAAAGCAAAGGCAGCGAAGCGGGCTGCTGATCCGCTCCCGGTGAAGCAGGCCATTCGCCAAGCGTCGCGTAGCCAATTTGCGCTTGAGAGAGTGCTCTCGAATCCGCTCGAAGCGGCGTGGAGGGGCCTGTGAATCTTCTCCCGTATCTCCGCTTCCCCGTCAACTGCATCCGGCTGCGCAGCGTCTCGCGCGCCCTGTGGGTGCTGGCATACGACAAGGAATTCGCCCGTGAACGCGCATGAACTGTCGGAAGTGATGGCGCAGGACGCCGCGGGCATCGCCGCCTATCTACTGCCCAGAGGCAAGAAAGTCTCTGGCGAGTGGAAAGCCGGATCGGTTGATGGCGAGGAAGGGCAGAGCCTTTCCGTGCGCCTAACGGGCTCCAAGCGCGGCCTGTGGCGGGACTTTGCCAAGGATGAAGGTGGTGACCTGATCGACCTGTGGGCGGCTGTCCGTGGCGTCTCGATTGCCGAAGCGATGACAGAAGCGAAAGCCTATCTCGGCATTCGCGACGACATGCCAAAGCAACGGGAGAAGTCTTATCGGCGCCCCACCAAGCCGCAATGCCACACGCCAAAGGCCGGCGTGCGCGAGTGGCTGACTGGCCGGGGCCTGACCGAGCGGACCATCGAGGCATTCAAGATCGGCGAGCAAGTCCGCGACGGCAAGACGTTCGCGGTCTTTCCCTACCTGCGTGAAGGCGAATTGGTGAACGCGAAGTATCGCGACATCGCCGACAAGCGCGGCATGCGTCAGGAGGCCGGCGCCGAACCCTGCCTCTTCGGCTGGCATCTGATCGACCCAAAGACTCGATCCATCGCGATCACCGAGGGCGAGATCGACGCGATGACGCTGCACCAGGCCGGGATTCAGGCGCTGTCCGTCAATGCCGGCGCTGGAAACCACCAGTGGATCGAAAGCGATTGGGAGCGTCTTGACCGGTTCTCCGAGATCTTCGTTTGCTTCGATGCCGACGAAGCCGGGAAGAAGGGCGCCAAGGAGGTCATCCAGCGTCTCGGGGTGGATCGCTGCAAGCTCGTCAAGTTCGGCGCCAAGGACGCTAATCAGTGGCTTCAAGACGGAGCTGATGGCGAGGACTTCCATGCCGCACTGAAACAGGCTCGCCCTGTCGATCCTGACGAGCTGGTGAGCATTGCCGACTTCTTCGGGCAAGTGAAGGCGATGCTCTATCCGGCCGCGTCTGATGCACCGATGCCGCGCCTGATGATCGGTGACAGGTACGAAGACTGCGTGGAGTTCAGGCCGGGCGAGTTGTCTGTATGGACAGGCATCAACGGCCACGGCAAGAGCCTGATGCTGAACCAAGTTCAGATCGGCGTGATGACGCAGGGAGAGCGAGTCTGCGTGTTCTCTGGCGAGATGCCGCCGCAAGTCCAGGCCAAGCGCCTGGCTCGCCAACTCACTGGCAGCAGCAGGCCGACACCGGCCTATATCGACGCCTGCGAGGCGTGGGTAAGGGATCGCATGTGGCTGTTCAACGTGACCGGATCGGCAACGATCAATCGTCTGTTGGAGGTGTTTTCCTACGCCGCGAAGCGATACGGAATTGGGCACTTCGTCATTGACTCGCTGATGACTACCGAGGTGCCTGACGATGGACCTGGGGCCTTCTCGAAGCAGAAGGAGGCGATCCAGAAGCTCGCCACCTTCGCGCGGGCACACAAGGCGCATGTTCATCTAGTGGCCCACCCTCGCAAGTCCCGGGATGAATCAGAGGCGCCCGGGAAGATGGATGTCGGCGGGTCCGGGAAGATCACTGACGGCGCCGACAACGTGTTCTCGGTGTGGTCTGACCGAAAGGAGGACGGAGACACGAGCGATAGCCCTGACGCGCTCCTCGAACTGCACAAGCAGCGCAATGGTGAGGTGCAGCACAAGAAGTTCTGGCTGTACTTCAACAAGCCGGCGCAGCAGTTTTGCACAAGCTCGCAGCGCCGGCCGACAGCATTCGTGCCGTACCGGCAAGAGGAGCCGGCATGACCAAGAAGGTTGACACATGGATGCCGCTGCTGGTTGATAAGTACCTCGGCGACACGCAGCACCTGACGACCGAGCAGCACGGCGCCTATCTGCTGCTGCTCATGACCATGTGGAAGCGGGACGGTGTTCTGATGGTGCGCGATCTTCCGCAGATCACCAGGCTTTCACCGGCACGCTGGAAAGCATGCCGGAGCGTCCTGATGGAGCTGTTCACGCTATCTGATGACGGCCTGACGGTCACGCAGAAGCGACTGTCGCAAGAGCTTCAGCGGTCTAAGGAGAATACCGAAGCCAAGTCGAAAGCCGGTGCAAAGGGTGCGGCAAACCGATGGCGAAGCGATGGCACAGCTAATGGCACAGCTAATGGCACAGCCATAGCAGACGCATCTCAACCCCATTGGCAAACGGGTGCATCCACATCCACACCTATACCACTCCCTTCGGGAGTTGGTTCGGATGCTGTCGCATCCGGCGCTGCCGCGCCGCCGGCACCACCGGAAATCACGCCCATGTCGGCCAAGGAGCGGGTTTGGGCGCTAGGCGTTCCGCTGCTCGGCGACTCGGCCCGGTCGCTGCTGGGAAAGCTCGCCAAGGAGCACACCGATGACGTGCTGGTGTCGGTGCTGGCCGAGGCAACGATAGACCGGCCAATCGACCCGAAGGCGTGGGTTATCGCCGCCTGTGAGGCGAGGTCGAAGCGGGTCAAGCCGGCCAACGGATCGCACGTCGAGACCATGGAAGAAATCTTTGCCAACCAGCGCCCGGACTGGGCTGTGAAGGCGGGATTCCCCGACCGATTCCAGGCAGAGAACGCGGGGTGCACGGCCAAGACCGCGCACCAGTTCCGCGATGGTCAAAGGGTGGCCGCATGACCCCCGACCAAATCCAACTCATGCGCCAAGCGGCAAGGACTCTGCTGGAGCACCACAAGGCCGGCCGCAAGTGCGACCCAAACGCAGTCGAGTGGGCAAAGAACATCCTCCGCTGGCCCCACGAACCGAAGACCGAAGGGAGCAAACCATGATCGACCAAATGCAGCAAGCCGGCCTCGGCGTTCCGACCGAAGAGCCGATTCCGACAGATTTCGGCGACATCGAAGACGAGCGCAGGCGCATGGGCGGGCTCGTCGCGGCGCTTCTGTGGGAGTTCGCGTTGGTCGGCTCGGCGTTCATCTTCTTGACCATCTGCGGCCCGCAATGATCGTGGACTTCTCCAAGCACGAAAGCATCCGCCAATGGCTCGAAGTGGCACCAGACCGCCACCGAGCCCAGCTCCGCGCGCTGTGGAGGCTCTGGCCTGCGTTCCGGGGGCAGATCGAGGAGGCGGCTAAGTGAACATCGTCGTCACTTACGCCGAGAAGATCGAGAGCGAGGCAAACATGCGCTCGCACTGGCGTGCCAAGGCATCCAGGGCAAAGCGGCAGCGGCTCTTGGCCTGGGCGGAACTACGCGTTGTAGAGCGCCCTGCGTTCCTCGGTCCCGTGGCCATCAGCCTGACCAGGATCGCGCCGCGCGAACTGGACGATGACAACCTGGCTGCCGGGTTCAAGGCCACCCGTGACGGCGTAGCGGACTGGCTCGGCGTAGATGATGGCGACAAGCGGCTGTCGTGGCGCTATGCGCAAGAGCGTGGCGCGCCGAAGACGTACCAGGTGAGGATTGAGGTGCTTGCCGCCTGTGGCGGTGGGCGTGATGACGACCCGGACGCGCGGAAGGACACGCCGATCCCGACGTGCGCGTCGCAGTCCTGCAAGTGACGGAGGAGGCCGCGCGATGAACCGCAGGCATGTGGACATGGCACCGGACTGGGGCAAGCTGCTGGACGATCTCCAGGAAGTCATGCCGCTGCGCAAGATCGCGGAGGCCATGGGACTGACGATGATCACCGAGTCAATGCTGCGGAGCTACCGCGGCGGGGTGCAGCCGATGTTCTGGCGCGGCGATGCGCTGGTGACGCTGTGGTGCGAAACCATGAATATCGAGCGCGAGAACGTGCCGCGGATCCCAGTGGTGCGCGGGCATCGGACGCAGCGCCGGCTGGTGGATACGTCGCCGCGGGTGATGGCGCTGCCGAACTGGGCGGCGGTTGTTCCGACTGCCAGCAACGGCATCACGGGCAAGCGGAAGCGGCAGAAGGTGGTGGCGTGACCTCTAAAGTAGGCGCCGATAGACCGAAACGCCCCAAGACAGGCGGTCGGCAGAAGGGCACGCCGAACAAGACGACGGCGACGCTCAAGGACGCCATCTTGCTCGCCGCAGGGGATGTCGGCGAGGACGGCAAGGGGCGCGATGGGCTGCGCGGATACCTGCGCGGACTGGCAGCCACCGAGCCGAAGGCGTTCTCGTCGCTGCTTGGCCGAGTCGTTCCGATGCAGGTGGTCGGGGATGGAGACGGCCCGCTTACCGTCGTCGTTCGCAAGCTGGGTGCCGATGCCTGAGATCGTGCTCCCGGCCAACGGCTGGCTCCCGCGCGACTACCAGCGGCCGGCATGGATTGCGCTCGAGCGCGGCGTCAAGCGGCTGGCGCTGGCTTGGCACCGCCGCGCCGGCAAGGATGATCTGTGCATGCACTGGACGGCAGTTGCGGCCATGCAGCGCGTCGGCACCTACTGGCATATGCTGCCGATGGCGAACCAGGCGCGTAAGGCGATCTGGGATGCGGTGAATCCGCACACCGGCCGGCGCCGGATCGACGACGCATTCCCGAAGGAGTTGCGCGACACGACCCGTGAGCAGGACATGCTGATCCGGTTCAAGAACGGCAGCACTTGGCAGGTCGTCGGGTCGGACAACTACAACTCGCTGGTGGGATCGCCGCCGGTGGGCGTCGTGTTCTCGGAATACGCGCTGGCCGATCCCTCGTCGTGGGCCTTCCTGCGGCCGATCCTGGCGGAGAACGGTGGATGGGCGCTGTTCATCAGCACGCCGCGGGGGCGCAACCACTTCGCGAAGATGCTGCAGTTCGCGCGCACTGACCCGCATTGGTTCGCGCAAGTGCTGTCAGTCGATGACACAAAAGCGATCCAGGCGGAGGTGATTCAGCAAGAACTGCGCGAGCTGGAAGCCGAGCGCGGCGAGACCGAGGCCAAGGCCATCATTGCGCAGGAGTACCGGTGCGACTTCGACGCGGCCATCCCTGGCGCCTACTACGGCGAGTTGATGTCGCGCGCCGAGCGAGAGGGCCGCATCGGCGCGTTCCCGCACATCCCCGACATGCGTGTCGGCACCGCATGGGACTTGGGACATGGCGACAGCACCGTCGTCTGGATCTACCAGCAGCCCAAGCACGGGCGCCTGCGCATCATCGACGTCTTCGAGGGGTCTGGCGTCGGGGTTGACTGGTACGCGCAGAAGCTGCTGAGCCGTCCGTACGTCTACGCCGATCACATCTGGCCGCACGACGGCGGGCACGGCAACATCCGCGACATCGGCGGGACGACGCTGGAGGCCACGGCGCGCAAGCTCGGGCTGAACCCGCTGCGCATCCTCGATCGCGACACCAGCGTCGAGCAGGGCATCAACGCCGCCCGGCTGCTGCTGACGCAGTGCGAGTTCAACACCGACCCGATTCCGTTCCCGGGAGAGACGCAAGACCAGGCCAAGGCCCGCATGGGCCGCGCGCTGGATGCCATGCGCCAGTACCGCCGGGAGTGGGACGAGAAGCTGCAGAAGTTCAAGGACGCGCCGCTGCACGACTGGACGAGCCACACGGCCGATGCCTTCCGCTACTTGGCGCGAGGCCGAAAGCCGTTCAGCGAGCGCCAGACGGCCCGGCCGGCACAGGCTGCGACCGACTTCTCGATCCTCGGCTAGCGCAAGACGTACGCCGAGGCCCGCCGCATGCTCGCCGCGTACCAACCCGAGGTGGTTCCATGGGATTCATGAGCCCGAAAATCAGCGCGCCGCCGCCTCCGATCCCTCCGGTCGTTGAGGACACCGAGGGCGCCAAGCAGGACTATCAGGACCGCATGCGTGCTCGCCGCGGTCGCGCTGCTTCCATTCTGACCAAGGCCGGCCAGCCCGCACCGCAGACCGCAGCCAAGGCGCTGCTCGGGGGCTGAGTGGCTGACCTCGACGCCATCCTGCGGCGCTACGAGCAGGCGAAGAACCGCCGGTCGAACTGGGAATCGACCTGGCAGGAGATCGCCGACCGGGTCTGGCCGAGCATGGCGAACTTCACTTCGATGCGCAGCGATGGCGACAAGCGCACCGAGATGATGTTCGACAGCACGGCGTCGCTGGCCCTCATGAAGTTCTCGGCGGCGCTGGAGTCGTTCAGCTTCCCGCGCAATGCCATCTGGCACGACCTGACCGTCGATGACCCGGAGCTGAAGAAGGCCGTCACCGTCAAGCGCTACCTCGAGGACGTGCGCGACCGCCTGTTCTCAGTGCGCTACAGCCCGCGCGCCAACTTCCAGGGGCAGGCCAACGAGGTGCTGACGTCGTACGGCTGTTTCGGCACCGGCAGCATGTTCATCGACGACGACGTGCGGTCACGCGTGGTGCGCTACAAGTCGATGCCGCTGTCGCACACGTACGTGCTGGAGAACGAACACGGCTGGATCGACACCGTGTTCCGCAAGATCCCGCGCAGCGCCCGGCAGCTGGTGGAGCAGTTCGGAAACGACAAGCTGCCGGACAAGGTCCGCGCCAAGCTGGAGAAAGACCCGGACGATCCCTGCTTCGAACTGATCCACTACGTCGGCCCGCGCACCGACTACGACACCAGCAAGGTCGGCTACCTCGGCATGCCCTGGCGGTCGTGCTACGTCATGGCCGACCCCAAGGTCGAACTGAGCGAAGGCGGCTTCAACTCGTGGCCGTTCGGCTTCGGCCGCTTCCTCACCAGCAGCGGCGAGGTGTACGGCCGCAGCCCGGCCTGGCTGGCGCTGTCGAACATCAAGGTGCTGAACACCCAGAAGAAGACCGTGCTCAAGGCCGGGCACATGGTCACGACGCCGCCGCTGCTGGCCGCCGAGGATGGTGTGCTGTCGCAGTTCAGCATGCAGCCCGGGTACATGAACTTCGGCGCGCTGAACGACCGCGGCGAGCCGCTGGTCAAGCCGCTGATCACCCAGGCCCGCGTCGACATTGGCCTCGACATGATGGACAAGGAGCGCGAGATCATCGCCTCCGGCTTCCTGCTCGACGTCTTCCAGGTTCTGGTCGAGAACCCGAACATGACGGCCACGCAGGCGCTGGAGCTGATGAACGAGCGCGCCAACATCATCGCGCCGCTGATCGGCCGTCTGCAGGGGGAACTGCTCGGCGCCATCATCGAGCGCGAGGTGCAGATCCTCGCCGATGCCGGCCAGCTGCCGGAGATGCCGCCCGAACTGATCGAGGCGCAGGGCGAGTACCGCATCGAGTTCACCGGCCCGATGAACCGGGCCATGCGTGCCGGCGAGGGCGCCGCGATCGTCCGCACGCTCGAGGCCGCGATCCCGCTGGCGCAGATCGACCCGGGCGCACTCGACGCCATCAAGGTGCCGGAGTCGGTCGCCGAGCTGGCCGAGATCAACGGCATGCCGGCCCGCCTGCGCCGCAGCGAGGACGAGATCAAGGCCATGAAGTCCGGCCGCGCTGAGCAGTCGCAGGCCGACGCGCTGCTGCAGGCCGCGCCGGTCGTGTCGCAGACTGCGGCCAACCTCCTGAAGATGCAACAGAACGGCGGCATGCCGGTCGTATGAGCTGGGACTCCGTAGCCGAGCGCATCCGTGCGCGACTCTTTGTCCGCCGTGACGCCTACCGCGCGGTGTTCTCCCCCGGCGGTCAGCTTGGCCCGATGGCCGAGGTCGTCATGCGCGACCTTGCCCGCTACTGCCACGCCGACCGCGCCAGCCTGATCGTCTCGCCGGTGACGCGCCAGGCCGACCCGCTGGCGATGGCATTCGCCGAGGGGCAACGAGACGTCTTCAACCGCATCTGCGCGCAGATCAACATCACACCTGCGCAGATTTACCGCATCGCCTACCAGAAGGAGCACGACGCACCATGAGCGACACGAACCTGAACCCCGGCGGCACGCCGCTCGCACCCGGAGCAACCCCGCCGGCGCCGCCTGCAGGCCACGGCATCGCCTGGCTGCCTGCCGACATGAACGACGCCGAGGTCATCGGCACCGTCCAGGCCAAGCAGTGGCAAGGCCCGGCCGATGTGGTCAAGGGCTACGCCAACCTCGAGCGCCTGCTCGGCGCCGATCGCGCCGGCCGCACCATCACCATCCCGAAGGACGAGGCCGACGCGGACGGCTGGAAGTCCGTCTGGGCCAAGCTCGGCGCGCCGGAGACGCCGGAGGGCTACGAGCTGCCGGTGCCGCAGGGTCAGTCCGACGTCTTCGCCAAGCAGGCCGCGGCGTGGTTCCACGAGGCCGGCGTGCCGAAGGGCCAGGCCGCCAAGCTGGCCGGCAAGTGGAACGAGTACGTGGCGGCGCAGATGCAGGCCGAGCAGCAGGCCGAGCAGGAGGCCCTTGCCGCCGAGCACCAGGCGCTGGCGAAGGAATGGGGCCAGGGCCCGGCCGCAGAGCAGCAGCGCGAGATCGCCCGCCGTGCTGCCGTCAAGCTCGGCCTCGACGAACAGGCGGTCGGAGCGCTCGAGAAGACGGTCGGCTTCTCCAAGGTCATGAAGGCCTTCGCCAAAATCGGCGAACTGATGGGCGAGCACAAGGCGGTCGGCCTGGATGCCGGTGGCGCCTTCTCGCTGACCCCGGCCGCGGCCATGGCGCGCAAGCAGCAACTCATGGCCGACAGGGAGTGGGGTGCCAAGGCCATGAACCCGAACTCGCGCGAGTGGGCCGAACTGCAGCAGCTCAACGAGATCATCGCCAACAGCATGACGCAGCCGGCGTAAGCGCAAGACGGCTTCGCATCTGTAGCGCAACCCGTAGCAGCGTAGATCGGTAAGAGTTACCGCGTGGGCTCTGATGCGTTCGCGCTTCTGGGCTGGATCGGACAAGGCTCACCGCCCCCGATGGACTGCCGGGAGAGACGGCACGACTGGCGCCCGCAAGGCGCAAGCAGGGCCCCCGCAAGGGACAAGCCGGGCGAACACCTGAGAACTGTTCAACCCGATTGGAGAACCGGCCATGTCCGCCAATTCCACCGCTTTCTATTCCGTACAGTACGCCAGCGCCGTCGAGCTGCTGGCGCAGCAGATGGCCCCGCGCCTGGCGATGCTCGCACGCCAGATGACTGGCGAGGGCAAGTCCGCCACCGTCGTCAACCAGGTCGACGCCATCGAAGCCGACGAGCGCACCACGCGCTACGACGACATCGTGCCGGGCGATCCGACGCACACCCGTCCGTGGGTCTACCCGCGCCACTTCGACAAGGCCGTGTTCTTCGACACGCTCGACCAGGTGCGCATGAACGCGAACCCGCAGTCGGAGTACGTGCAGGCCCTGGTCGCCGCGATCAATCGCAAGATGGACGACGAAGTGGTCCGCGCGTTCTTCGCGAACCGCAACCTGGGCGAGAACGCCGAGACCTCGGAAGCGTTCGCGGCGGCGATGCAGGTCGGCGTCAGCGTCGGCGGCACGACCTCCGGCCTGAACGTCGAGAAACTGCAGGCGGCGCTCGAGATCTTCCGCGGCCTGGAAGTCGGCCTGGACCAACCCGAGCAGATCAACTGCGCCATCTCGCCGAAGCAGGAACGCAACCTGATGAACGAGATCGAGGTGACCTCTTCGGACTTCACCGTCAAGAAGATCCTCGACAGCGGCACGATGGCCGGCAGCGGCTACATGGGCATCAACTGGATCATCTCGAACCGCCTGCCGGTCGACGGGTCCAGCTACCGCCGCGTGCCGTTCTGGACGGCCAAGGGCATGGCCTTCTGCACCTGGGGCGGTGGCCGCAAGACCGACGTCTCCCAGCGCAAGGACAAGCGCGGCATTCCGTGGCAGGCCTACACCGAGGGCCACTTCGGTGCCGTCCGTGCCGACGCCGACCGCGTCGTCGAGATCAAGTGCAACGAGGCCTGATCGCCAACATCTGAACTCTGAAGGAGAGCCACCATGGCTGTCGAAAGCAAGAAGTCCACGGCGATCACGAACGCGACCGCCACCCCGCCGACCATCAACTCGGCCAACATCGAGAAGGGCAACCTTCGCGAATCGCAAGGCTTTGCCGTCATCACCAACGGCGACAGCGTCGGGTCGACGTACCGCCTGGCGCGCATCCGCTCCGGCGACCGCATGTCGGAGATCAAGGTCTACAGCCCCGACATCGGCGCGACCACGGCCGGCGACCTGGGCCTGTACCGCACCAACCCGGACGGCGGCGCCGTCGTCCATGTCGCCTTCTACGCATCGGCGCTGTCGCTCAACGGCGGCGCGCTGAACGGCGTCGATATCACGTTCGAAGCCGCTGCGGCCGGTGGCCTGATCGCGAACGCCGAGAAGCGCGTCTGGGAGTGCCTGGGCCTGACTGCCGACCCGCATCTGGAGTACGACATCACGCTGACCCTCACGGGCGCGGCGGATGCCGCCGGCACGGCCCTGTTCCGCTTCCGCTTCGTCAGCGGCGAGTGACCAACCGCGGGGGCTTCGGCCCCCGCCGCGCATAGGAGCCAAGCATGGCGGATCGTTTCTGGAGCATCAGCGCCGGCCAAGACAAGACGCTCGTGGCCGAGACCGGCGCGACGACTGCCGGCGCGCACGTCGAGGTGCGAATCACCTACGACAACGCCGCACTGGTCGGCAACAAGCAGCTGGCCTTGCGCCTGCTGCAGCTGGTCGAGCAGCGCATCGTCGAAGAAACCTGGCCGCCGGCCTGAGGTAGCGCATGGCGACCATCAACCTGGTCCGTGAGACCAACTCGGCAGGAGGCTTCGGCCTGGCCGTACGCTGGACGCCGCTGGCGAACGGCGACGACGGCCAGCCGATTGATCTGCAGGACTTCCCCGACGTCTCGGTGCAGGTGTTCGGCACTTTCGGCGTCGGCGGCAACTTGCGGATCCAGGGCAGCAACGAGCAGGCGCCCACGAACTGGGCGACGCTGAACGACCCGCAGGCCAACGCGCTGGACTTCACCGCTGCCAAGATCGAGCAGGTGCTCGAGAACGTCCGCTGGATCCGTCCGGCAGTGACGGCGGGTGACGTCACGACCGCTCTGACGGTCTGCATCTGGGCTGGCCGGAGGCGCTGACATGGCAACGAAGAAGCAGACCGAGGCCGCACCGGCAGAGCAGGCGGCGCCCGAAGTGAGCGCAGCCGAGGCGCGCAACGAACTGGGCCGCGCTCTGCGCGTGTTCCGCGCGTTCGAACACGCCGACAAGGTGCTGGCCGTGCTGGAGAACGCCGAGCAGGTCATCGCCGAGCGCCAGAAGATGGCGGCCGGCGCGCTGCGCATGAAGGACGACGCGCAGGCCGAACTCGACAAGGCTCTGGCAGCGGTGCAGACGGCCAAGGACGACGCGGCAAACATCCGCGCCAACGCCAAGACGCAGGCGGACGGCCTCGTCAGCGAGGCGCGCGCCCAGGCTGTGCGCATCACCGGCGAAGCGTCCGAGCGGCTACGCACGCTGACCGACCAGGTCAAGGAAGCCGAGGCGGCACGCGACGAAGCGCGAGCGGCCATCAGGGCCGCCACCGCCGAACTCGGAGCGCTGCAGGACAAGATCGCCGAGGCCAAGAAGGCTGCTCGAGCGTTGCTGGAGGGATAACGCAGTGAGCGACTTCCGCGGAGAGGTCGGCGGCCGGCTGAACATTGCTTTCACCCTGAACTTCCACGATGCGGCCGGCAACGTCATCAAGACCATGGACATGCGCGGCGCCGTGCCCCTGTCCGATCTGCCTCCAGACCAGGCCGCGGCGCTGATCGAGCAACACAAGGAGCAAGCCAATGGCACTCACGATCACCAATGAAGTGCGGAAGGCTGCACTGGACGGGGCACTTGCCCTGGTGTCTGGCGGCAGCTTCCAGCTGACCAACACGGCCGGCGGCGCTGGTGCCGAGCTGGCGTCGCTGCCGATCTCGTCGGTCGGCGCGGCAACGACCGCTTCGCCGTCCGTCGCCGTGCTGTCGCTGACCGCTGACTCAAGCGTCACGGCCGGCACGATCCTGGGCTTCAACATCAAGACCTCGGGCGCGGCCAACCGCATCAGCGGCAACGTCGGCACCTCGGGCTCGGATCTCAACGTGACCGACAACGTGATCCCGGGCGGCGCGACGTCGGTCTCGTGCCCTGGCGGCATTTCGATCAGCCTGCAGTTGTCGTGATCCATGACCCGGTT